CAGAGGCAGTGATAAGCACCACCCGACCGAATTTGACTCCACATGGCGCAGCATCAAAGTAGCTGAGCCGCCACCTGACCCCGAAAGTTTGTTACAGGTATTTGAAATGACAGACGCAGAAGCCAAAGAGATTGCCAGCCCGAACGAGATTATCAAAAACCTGGTGATTGAAACCCACATGACAGCCATATGCGCTGAACCCAACGGGGGCAAGACCGCTATTGCTTGGCACCTGGCCCCGCAAATGGTGAAGAAAGGTTATCAGGTTTGGTATATCAACTGCGACATAGGCGCGGCTGACGCTGTACCCATGAGCATGGAAGCAAGGGAAACCGGCGTAAGGCTTCTGTTACCGGATATGAAGGTAGGGAAATCGGTTGCTGATGTCGTGGAGGTTCTGGAAAGGCTGAACGCCACACAACCGAGTCTGGCTAAGGTTGTATTTATCCTGGATACCCTGAAGAAATTCACCGACATGATCAACAAGGCGAACGCCAAACGGTTTCTTCAACTGCTGCGTAGCATGACCGGTAAGGGTGCCACGGTGATTAGTCTTTGCCACACCAATAAGTACAAGGACGTGGAAGGAAAGCCCATCTTTGAAGGTGTTGGGGATATTCGAAGCGACCACGACGAACTGATCTACCTAATCCCTCAAAAACGTGATAACGGCTCCATGCTGGTATCTACTCTGCCCGACAAAGTGAGGGCAGACATCAAGCCCATTACCTTTGAAATAGGCGCTGACAGGCGCGTGAGGCTGTTAGATCAATATGTGAATGTAGCCGAGGACATGAAGCAAAGCATTCAGCAGGACAAAGACCACGACGCCATCGAGCGCATATTCGAGGCCATCGAGCAGCAGCAAATCAAACAATGCGACATCGTTAAGTATTGCAAGGGCCACGGGATAAACCATAAGCGCACGCCGACAGTTCTAAAGCGGTATGCCAATAAATCGGGGTATTGGGTTCAGCAGCGCGGTATGGATCACAACACGCTGTTTTATTACATGCCGGACACCGCTCCCCCAGAACAAGGGGTAAAGGGGGAAAGGGGTAAAGTGAATGTTGAGCGCTAATAAACTCATGACACTGAAACCCTTATGGCACGTGGGTTTACCCCCTGTGCCCCTTATACCCTCTTTACCCTTATATACCTTTATACCCATAGAAAGGGGGGGCGGTTTAAATTGCCCTGATCTGAACAGGGGGTGCCAAGAACAGCAACAGCATTCAATGGTTATGAACAGGGCGCGGCCCAATGCCAAACAGATAGGAGCTGAAATATGGCCAGACCATCTAAGTACACAGAGAAGCTAGGGAAAGAACTATGCGCTCAGCTGATGGAAGGTATGTCTCTGCGCGCTATCTGTGCAATGGAAGGAATGCCGACCAAAACAACGATATGTCGATGGTTGGCTGATGAAGAGAAGTACCCCGAGTTTTGTGACCAGTACGCGCGCGCGAGAGAAATTCAGGCTGAGCTGCTGGCCTACGAGATCCTTGATATTGCCGATGACGAATCTAACGATCTTGTGAAGATATTGGACAAGGATGGTAACAACATTGGTTCCCAGCAGAATGGTGTGAGTGTTAACCGATCAAGACTCCGGGTAGATGCCCGCAAATGGACTGCCGCGAGACTTCTGCCGAAGAAATACGGCGACAAGATCACCAACGAAATTACCGGTAAGGACGGAGGCCCAATCGAAGCTAAGACAATTACAGCAGACATGGACCCCAAAGAGGCTTCACGTCGCTACAAAGAGTGGATGGGTCGTCATGATTAATTACCTACATCCCAATTATTCACTGGTGTTTGAGCAGCGTGTTTATCGACTCAAAGAACTACGAGAGAATCCAGAGCTGCTGGCGACAGCGAAAGAACACTACCGAACTCATCCTTGGGACTTTGTATCTGATTGGGGAATGACCTTTGAGCCCCGGAATATCGAGAAGGGGTTAGTGCCAAACATCCCCTTTGTGCTTTGGGATAAACAGATTGAGTTCTTGAAATGGCTCTATGCCAAATGGCAGGCGGGAGAGCGTGGATTAGTAGAGAAATCCCGTGATTGCGGCGTGACTTGGTTATCTGTCGGGCTCTCTGTCTCGATGTGGTGTTTTGAAGACGGCTTCACCACTGGCTTTGGTTCACGCAAGGAAGAGCTGGTAGACAAACGAGGGGACAGCAAAAGCATCTTCGAGAAGATTAGATTCTTTATCGACAACCTTCCAGAGGAGTTTATTCCTGTTGGTTATCAGTCCCGTACTTGTTCCGCACACATGCGGATTGTTAACCCTGCATCGGGTGCTGCGATTATTGGCGAATCTGGGGATGAGATCGGACGTGGCGGACGGACATCGATTTATTTGGTGGATGAGGCGGCTTTTGTTGAGCATCAGGAAAGGGTAGACGCAGCCTTATCACAGAACACCAACTGCCAGATCGATATTTCCACACCGAACGGAAACGGCAACATCTTCTACAAGAAGCGCCAGCGTTTCAATAATACAGACAAGATCTTTGTCTTTGATTGGCGTGATGACCCCCGTAAAGACGACGCCTGGTATCAGAAGCAGGTATCCGAGCAGGACGAAGTCACCGTCGCACAAGAGATCGATCGCGATTACAACGCTTCATCGGAAGATGCGTTTATTCCTGCCAAGTGGGTAGTTGCAGCCATTGATGCCCATAAGAAGCTGGGCTTTGAGCCAGAAGGCATCCGAGTTACAGGGTTTGATCCTGCCGATGTTGGGGATGCTAAGGCTGTTGTGAATCGCTATGGCTCAGTTATTACCCAGGCGAAACAACTGACCCAAGGCGATATCACTCACGCGATACCTTGGGCGTTTAATACGGCGGATAATTTTCGATCTGATGTGTTGGCCTATGATGCCGACGGGATGGGCGCTCCGACCATGAAACTGTCCCTGCAGAACAAAGCCGCTGGACGGATGAAGGTGCTGCCTTACCGTGGCTCGGCAGAGGTTCAGGACCCTAAAAAGAATTACGGCAGCAGCGACCTCAAAGAGACAGACCTTAAAACCAACAGAGATACTTTTGTTAACTTCCGGGCACAGACCTGGACCTGGGCAAGGGATCGCTTCGAGGCCACCTACCATGCTGTTCAGCGTGCAGAGCAGGGTTTACTGGTCAACGCGAATCCAGAAGACCTAATCAGCATCAGTTCTGAGTGTGAATGCCTGATAGAGCTTCAGGCCGAGTTATCCCGCCCCAAACGTATTTTTACTAACAACGGCAAGATTAAGGTGGAATCAAAACCCGACATGAAGAAGCGCGGGGTGGACTCACCGAACCTGGCTGATGCTGCGGTTGTGGCTATCAGTGCCAAGCGTCCTGCTGAGAAGAAGCGCCCAATTTTCAGGACCAGAGCCTACCGAATAAAAGATCGGATGGTCGGGTATGTTTTTGCGACGTGTATGGTCGGCGCCTCTATGTTCAACGAAGGTATTTTAGATGTCACGCACATCTTCTAAGGCGTGTTTCAAAAAGAGGAAAGAGCAATGTACGAACTGATTGTTGTTGATGTGACTTCTGATACCCCGGTAGGGATGGGGGTGCAGACCTTTAAAGACTCCCCTCTTAGAGGCGACTGGATTGAAGTCGATGAGGTCAATGATCGAGGTGCGATGTTTGAGGTGGTGAGAGTCGCGCATTCATCTACAGGTGACGGATCGGATCTCTATGTGAAAAGGGTTGGCTTCACCGCTGACGCCATTAAAAAATTATGCGGACCCAAGGAAATTACGGCTGATATGGACCCGGAAGAAGCCGCTCGATTGTATCGAGAAATGATGGGTCCGGATGATCAATTGCAGTAATCCAGGTCAATCGACGTTTAAGTAATAGCTGTGTAGGAGGAACTCATCATGGCCAGAGAATTAATTGGTAAAGCATTACGAGGAGCCACTAGCGCTGACATTCCCGGCATTGTTCAGCTGGGCATGGAAGCGTTGGAACGTGATCCTTACCCCGGTTTGGTCGTTAGCGAGTCAAAGGTAAAAGCAACGGCCATCGAATGTGTTTCTAAGAACAGCAACTTTGCTTGGGTCGTTGAGAAAGACGGTCAGATCGTTGCGGCGGTCTGTGCAACGGTACATGAAATGCTGTTCCACGAACGACAGCAGGCCACAGTTCTACAGTTCTATTCTGTCGATCCCGGACAAGGGGTTAAGTTAATCCGCAAGTTTCTTGAGTGGTCCAGAAACCGTCCAGTGATCAAAATGATTGTGTTTACCTTGGATTGCCGTGCTGACCCGAGGATAGGCAAATTATTAAAACGACTTGGCGTTGATTCCGAGTTACCCGTTTACATGGAAGTTCGATAATTGGAGATATGTCATGAGTTTCGCAGTTAAAGCAGTTAAAAGCGTTGTAGGAGCTGTCGGTGATGCTGTCGGAGGCGTCATTGATGGCGTTACCAAAGTATTCAAAGAAGTCACTTCTTCCACAATCGGTAAAGTGGCTTTGTTGGCGGGAGCCGTCTACTTAGGTGGTGC